GGACCTCGACGTTTTCGAGAGTGGGTTTGACGCCGCTCTTTCGAACATTAAGTGTCGCGTTAAAGTAGTAGGTTGCATAGTGCTGGAACATGTTAATGATCCAGGATCCGATCATAATAAAAGACAGAAGTAAGAAAACGAGGGAATCGTCGCCTTGAACCTTCAATATGAGGGAATCGAGATTGAACCCAAGACGTGAACAGATTGTCAATATCATAACGATATTGTAAAGAGAGTCGAGAAGTTGGGTCTGGAAGTATCCGGAGTAGATGCCAGAGTGATTGAACCGAATAAGTCGGCCATCAGGCATAAGGAGAGGGGTGGTTAGGATGGCGTTAGTCATCCAGTTCCATAGATTTTCAAGTCGTGCGGGATCAGTGGTAACTGATGTATCTTGATAGAATTGCGTAGGGTGGTAGCCACTGTTGAAAGTGAACCAGCGTCGCATAACACGATGATGAATATCACGGATGATCTCGTGACGTGCGTCACGATCAAATCCACTCCAATCGAGAGAAAGGATAGTTCCAACACGCGGAAAGAAAGTTCCGATAAAATTGACCAGGCGGTACCAGCCACCAGTAATGGTTTCGTAACCCCATAGCATTGATGAGCGTTGTCCCATAGATAGGATCCAAGCTTGCAAGGGCCAGATGAACATAAGTTCAGCCATTAATAGAGTAGAGGGAGCACCGAAGACAAGTCTGACTTTATCATCTTCGTCAGTTTCGACGAGGTGTTGTCTAGCGAAGGCAGTATGCCAGTAGCGTAGATCGTGTCCAGAATTGTTTGTTGTACGGCCATCTTTAATCAGATGTATGTGCGTGCGGTTAATGAAGAACATTTCGTTGTAGAGGTTGCGTTTTGACATGCGTCGGTCTATCATTTTTGGTTCGAGAGACTGACCGTTATGGGCTTCAGCGAATAAATCGCGGTAGTAAGGTTTAGTGAACGTAGATTCGGGGTTATCAGATTGATATCCGTCGAATTTTTGATTGACGTATTCGTTCCAAGATTTACTTGTAGCGAATGGAGCTCCAATAGAGGAGGAGAGGGGCCAAGGATACTTGCGTAGATCAGCGAAGTGGACGGGGCGGATGGGTTGATCAGGTTTGAATAGTTGATATAATTTTTCAAGTGCCTTTTCATAGTGTTCGTCTTTGGGGACGGAAAATTCCGGTGTATCCATTTTTGTTAATCCAATTTCAAGTGCTTCTTCGGACCAGGGTGAACGTCTAAAACCGTTAACGACTTTATCAAATTCCTCAGGTGTGAGGTATTTTCTTAAAGCATAGTCAACGACTGCGTTGTAGCTGTCAAGAGCATTCGGATTGACTCGATTGCCAGATATAGGTTTGGCAAGTGATTTGAGCATACCGATGATTGAGATGTTGAGCTTCATGGTGTGGTGATGTATAGTGAGTAGAGAATTCTGCTGTGGTAGTTATTTCTTTAGTTATTGCAAAGATCTGAG